CTTATCATGTTTTCCCAAATATGGTACGTAGTTGTTCCACACATGTTATGTCTATATGGTGTCCTATAATTTAGTTTTCCCATGTTAGCAAGTTATGTTTGTTCGATTTACTGCTATTGTTCTTGGGGTAGTAACAAGTGTTCTTGGTTTTGTTGGTGTATTTGTGCTCCACGTTGCCCCACTAATGGTTGCATTATTTCCGTTACCTGATGAGTCGTAGGCGATGGTGCCGGCTCCTTCGTTTAGGGTGAGGTTGAGGACAAGTTTAGTAGGGTCATCCTTATAAGGGACGATGTTGTTGAAGTGGAGGTCGCGGATTTGTTGGTCGGTGAGGGCGGTGTTCCAGATGCGGAATGATTTTTGATTGCCAAGTAACGAAATGGAACTAAATTCGGCACACCCTATTTTTAAATCTTGTGCTGATGTAATTAGAGATGGGTCAAAACTAGCAGGAAAACTTTGTTTACCCACAAGTAATCCATTTCTATACCCGTATGCAACTCTGTTTACAGTGTCAAACTTAAATGCCCATTTTACCCACTGATTTATAAACACGTTTGGAATATATAGCGAGTCTATAGAAAGCGTCCCGTCAAATACTCTTACGTATAAATCTGATGAAGTCGCACTTCTTTTGTAAGCATAATAATTTGGAAACTTTGAGTACAGTCGCGGATTATCATTTCCAGGTGTCAGTCCAGATTTTACTTCTCCAGCAAGAGTAAATGAGCCTGTAAATTTAATACTAGCGTCGTCTGGTACTGTTATATTACTTCCAGAACTTGCTACGCCAGTAAAAAGCACACTACTCCTCGCTTCCGTATCTATCGCTACAGGTAGTTGAGTTGGTACGTCAGTAGAGTATGTCGTTGCGGTGCCTGTGCCTGTGGCTCCTCCTACAGTGTCGAGGTAGGTAGAGGGTAGGTCGGAGAGGGGGAAGAAGTGGGCGTTTCCTGTAGGTTTAACTGAGTTAGTGTAAAGGGCTTTGATTTCCTCAGCCGTCAAGTCACCACGGCCAGCAAGGGAGATGACGCCAAGTTCTGCGAGGTTGCCGTCGAAGGTGCGGTCGGTAGCGGTTGAACGGTTGCCGAATGTAAGTGGGTTGGAGGTGGTGATGCCTGAGAGTGCGCCTGTTGCGGCTGGAGTACCAGAAAGAACACCATTTATGTAATGAGAAACAGTAGCGTTAGCAGATACGTGAGTAATTACATGTTGCCATCTGTAATAGTTAATACTTCCATTAGCAGAATTAACTTCTGTTCCCACATTACATCTAAAAGAAAGACACTTTGTTGTAAGAAAGCCTAATTTAAATCCATCATCTCCACCGTCGGCAATAGACTTGTCAAAGATGTTTCCTCTAGTTTCCCCCACACTTCTCGGCTTAATCCACCCATGCAACACAAACCCACTCGTAAAAGCAGTGTTAGCTGTTATATCAGTGACAATAGTTGAGGTAGTTCCATTGAAACTTGTGCTACCAGCACAATACCGTTTTACAAGTTTGCAAGACATACTATTGTATTTTAGTTAAATCTTGTAAGTCTTCCTCTGGAATCCATGCGAGTAGTTCATCACCAACAATAGGGCAGTATGTTTCTTGTCCGTCGTATGCCCCACTTTCCATTTTCCCTACGTGTCGTAATTTCAAGTCCTGCCCCACGAACACTAAAAACTCCTCGCGTAATGTCTCAAGTTTTTTAGGCTCAAAGCGGGCTGTGTGTGTGGGAGACAACATAGGTTATTCAACAATTACCTCCTCCTTTGCTACTAGAGTGATAGCCTTACCCTCTACCGCACGCATCTTAGGAATCTCTGCGGTTTCTACTTTAATAGTTGCAGTAGGTGCAACATACATCTCACAGTATGCAGATACCTTTTCCTTAATCTCCTCTGCTGTTGACGCAAACAAATCCTGCGCGCGCTGTACGCGTCCATCTTCACACTCAAACTCTACATGTCCCTTCACTTCGTCAATTTTGATTATTTTCATATACGTTATACGAGATTAAGTTCTGCATCTGGTACGATTTCAATAGTTCCTGCAATAGTACAGTAACAGCCTGTAACCATATCAATACCGTCTTGTGCAATCATGATGTACGTCCCTGCAAGGTGTCCTGCGACGGATGTCCATGCTGATGATACGTATGGTGTTGTTGCGGTCAAAGCGTCTGAGAAACGTACTGTAGCCCCTGCAGTGTGGCTCACAATCCAGAATCCTTTAAGTTTACCTGGGCCAGAGAGTACTTGTGCACTCGCTGAGATGGCGACGCGGGAGTCTGATGGCTTTTTGATAGTTGTTATCTTGTCTCGTTGGTCGAGGAGACTCATTGTGGATGTTAGTGTGTTGTTCGTAACATCACACGCTGGCTTACGTGTCTCGCCCTCGTACATTGGTGCCTGTGTAACTCTGTATTCGTTTTCCATATTAAAAATTAAGATTATATCTACTAGGAGTCGCCCCTCTCTTTCCGCACATTATACCACGTTATCGAGGTGCGAGTGCAACAACGGCTTTCTCTCCAGCAACCTCTGGCTTCATGTGCGATACCTTCGCAATGAGGTTGAGCTTCGCCTTGTTTTCCTCTTTCGCAAGGTATACCACTTTCATCATCCTGCCATACTCAGCATCATCAAGCGCAACAAGATTCGATGCAAGTACCTCGCCCTTATTCGTCGCAATGTCTACAAACACCTTACGCAGAAAAGCCAGTGTTGCTGGCTCTTGTAACTGCTTGGCTATGTTTATTTCTCTTTCTGACCACATATTACATCACTGGTGCTACGCTCTGCTCCTTGTTCATCTCACCTGTCTGCATCTTCACCTGCCCTCCCTGTGGTGCCATCTGCTCTGCCGCTTGCATTGCCTGGTTCACATAGAGCATGAGTTCCTGTTCAGACACTCCAATCATATCGAGTACCTTATCTCGGAGTGCGAGCTGTACTGGGTCTGTCCTATCAATACCCTTCGCAAGGTTGATAGCGTTACTGTATGACTCAAAGAGTACTGCCTTCGAGCGTTGTTCATCAGTGGTACGTACAATAACTTTCTTTCCAGCATTGCGTATGAATTTCTGAATCCCCGTAATCTTTCGACGTGCGCCCTTACGCTTCAAATCAGTCGTGATGTCCCTTTCCATCACTGCCTGTATCTCTGGAGTTACGAGTTGACCATGCAAGAGTGACTCTGCCCCGCGCTTCACCATCTCCTTGTTGATGATGGTCCGGTCAATGAGGTCTAACTCCTCTTTGGTAAATACCTCATCTATCTCGTCTGCTTCTGCCGCTTCATTGAGCGCGTCCTCAAGAATCCAGTCACCGATAAGCTCCTCAAGGAATAGTCCCATGTCTTCAAGCTCCTGCTCAAATTGTGACGTACCTGCGACGTTCTGCAAGTACTGAGCACGGAATGGTGTACCACTCTTACTCTCCTCACCCATCACCGCTTCAAATGAGTTCGACTTCTTATCTGCTGACGTGTCCCATGCCTCAGTAATGTTCTGATATACCGGAACACTGGATGGGATAGTGTTGAGTTGTTGGAATGTCTTCCCCTCACCAACTTGGAGAATCGTACCGTGGTCAATACCGTCTGAGTATATAGAGTCTACAACATTCCCGTCATCAGTGTAGAACAATATCTTGCCACCAATAGCAACCGCACGAGCTTCCTCGGTCTTGTAAAAATTATGCCATCTCTGGTGCTCTGCAAGCTCCTCTGGAAGTCCCTCACCAAACGCACGTCCAATAACAGGATGACGCACGTCGAGCTTGTACGGGTATTCATCTTCTGTAATCTCATCAGCACGGAAGATAATACCCGTATGCTTCCCTGACTTATCTTTCCCAAATGGTGCGTAGATAATACGAGCGAGCACAAACTCATTCATGTCCTCCTCTTTCCATTCTTTGCCTTGTGCTTCGAGGAGTGATGCCTTCTCCATCTCTCCTGTGACCTCATACACCGTAATGTATGAGCCGAATGTATCAGCGTCCGCGTTAGATTTGCCACCAATATCCTTTGACTTCTTCTTCTCTCTCGCAGTCTTAATTGCTTCGTCTACGTTATTCCACGTCACCTGCTTCTTGAGCTGTCCTGGAGTATAAAAATGCTTCTCAACAACAGGTGATGAGAGTATGTCTGTCATGTCCGTAATGACATTCTCCCATGGAACGATATACACATCCTTGCCATCCTCAGTCTCTACTCGCTTGAATAGTACTGCACCATAGCGAGGACGGCATACTGCGTACTCATTCAGCGTCTTACCGAAGTGCATGTCTCGCATCTTCTTCTGTAATGCCTTTGTAGCCACCATAGAGGACACACGAGCCTCGTCTGAGCTATCCACTGGCTCCACCTCCATGTGCTTTATATCACGGTCTGTAGAGCGTGCCTCAAGCCGTATGCGGTACTCTGATATGTTATCGTAGGGGAAGTCACCAATAATGTCATCATGCGCTCCTGAGTCAATGTAGCGCGAACGGCGGGCATAGTTAATAGACTTGATAAGTTGGTACTGTGAATAGTCGTCACCTGACTGAAGCGGAATGGTGCGCGTTTCGTAGAACGTGCGTTGCCCTTCTACTGTTTCAAAGATTTTCATAATTCACACAATTATACCACAAAATCAGCGCAAGCCTGCACGAGGTTTAACTTGTTTTGTTATTTTCATCTTCGCTTTGAGCGCGAGCATATCATAATACCCAGAAATACGTTGCCCCTCCTCTGGATCACTTTTTTGTGCACTATCGTATAAATCGAACCAAGAACGCATAATGTACGTGTCACCATAATCGGGGGAACGTCCCAAATCGTCTTTTACGCTTTCTTTTGGTCTTAGTTTTAATTTACCCTCGCGCTCAATGTTATCTTGTACCAAAAGTGCTGTGAGGTCTTCGATAATTATCTCACTATCATCATCAAGCGATGAAGATGTCTGATGATTATTTATTTTATCAGCAAGGAAAAAACCGGCTTGTGATTTTAAGTTAGTAAAGTTAGGGTTCTGCGCTTCTGGTGCGAGATTATTACGCACACGTATTTTGAGTTGCTCTCTTGTCGGTAATGGTGAACGAGAACCAATAAACTGACGCATACCCTTCAAGTCACCTCCAGACATCGCCCAACCGACACCATTGTCATCATAAATGGCGTTCTTATACGCAATATTTTCTACGGAAAGAATATCTCGTATCTCTTGTCTTAGTTCCATTGGATCATCAGTCTTTTGTAGCTTAATGCGCCTATACGAGTGCCACCCATCAAAGAGATTCGCAATAGCATTGTCTGCACCGCCACGAGCGATGTCAAACACTGCATACTTAATCCCAGACCTCGCCTCAGTATTTGAAAACATTTCCTCAAGTGCAGAATAAGTTGTGAGTGAAGAAATATCATCGGTGTACTCCCACTTACCATCCATCAATCTTTGACGGTTTATAACATTCTTAATAGACGCAAGTTGCTCACCGTATGTCTGCGCTGTGTATGGGTTATCAGAATAGAGCGATTGTATAAATGCCTTGTCAGGGGACATTGTACCGTTCTTCCATGGTTTATAAAATTCCTGGAATACCCAATTCTTTGCGGGGTTACACGCTCCAAAAAACTTTGGATGTATCATCACCAACTCTGGATACTTCTCAGGGTTATCTTGAAAATCTGCTGGTGGTGAAATCATCTTTTTCTCACCAATAGAGAAAACATTATTGCGACCAATACGAGACTTGAGCACATCGTACGCATCAAACTCCCATTCGTTTATCTCATCCCCAAAACCACCAGTGAACTCATACGATCCAAAACGCTCGTACATATCATCAGTTGGTTTATACGCAACATCAAGAAGATGCACTTCTGAACCATTATTAAAATAGATTATGTTGTACTGTCCATCAAGTCTCCAATCTGTGTCTGGTATCTTATGGTGTGTACACACTTTTTTGAACGTCTTATACGTTGTGTTCATAAGACGCTTCAATTCATTTCGAGCAAGGAACCAACTTGACCCAGGATAGAAATAACACGATGTGAGTATCATCTCACATCCAACCCATGACTTTCCACCTCCTGCACCGCCACCAAAAACAATAAAGCGAGTGGTGTCATCCATCCACTTATCCCACGCGAGTTCTTGTTTCTTAGTCGGAGTTATTTGTGGTGTTATTGTCGTCATTTTTTACAAAGGTGAAGCCACCAACTACCACCGTCTTGTCATTACTTGTCACATCAAGTTTATCTTTATACCCATCTTCAAGTTTAGAAACAAGTTTCCAGCTATTATCCATTCGTACATCACCTTTCTCTGTAGCAAGTATTGATTCATTTTTAAGGGCTTGATGTATATTTGCCAATGCTAGTGCTGTATTTACATTTTCCCAAGATACGAGTTTTATCCCAAGTGATTCATTCTCTTTTACCCAATTTGAAAGTGTTTGCGGTGGTAATCCTATAAAAGAACAGGCTTTATTTCTCGAAAATCCCATTTCAAGATATGGTCGTAAACTTTGGATAATTGTTTCAGTTTCCTCAGGAGTAAATGCCTTACCTTGTGCCATCTGTCAATTATACCACAGTTTTATCCTCCACTTCAACACTCGGTGCATCATACGGTCTGATATACGTCTGACTGCCTGTCGAGGTGTACTGAATCATAGGCACGAACACACACCCTAGATCTCGCTCAAGTTGCGACAACGCTTCCATACGGTTCTTAATCTTCGTCTTCTCAACATCATTCCCCTTCATCTGATCTACAATAGCCTCCTTGGTCTTGTTCACTCGCTTGGTGGTCTTACCACTCTTCTTAATCTCGCTCATATGCAATTGCTCTTAGTTGGGTTTCCCAATTGTTAATACTTTTTTTATCTCTTTCGATTGCTTCTGTGGTCAATCGAATTTCCCTCTCCACGTCCTCTGTCCTATCCTTGAGTACGCTCTGCTCTAGCAATAACTCGTGATGACGCAACTCAAGCTTTGCCTGAATCAGTCCAGCCTTCGCATTACTCTCTGCTTTGTCCAGTATAGCACTCTTCATCTCCTCATCTGACACTACCGTGTGGATATTGAACTCATAGTTGAACGCTCTCATATACCAAAATTATATCACCACCCCAGTGATGTGCAAAGGGTGGGGGTGGGG